TAATAATGGTACAACTAAACCATGAGCAAAAACAGAAACACCAATACCAAAACAAATACCGTGTAATAATTTAACCTTTGGCAAGTATTCAGCAATAACACAATATATCACAGCGATAACTATTGAGAATAATATATGAACACCATTACCTCCCCAATTAATACTATATCCCATCCAATGATAAGTCATAGTATCTATATTTAATCCTAGCTTTTCTAATAAGACGACTGGAGGTGGTGTCGTTTCAAGTGTTCTTGGTGGAATTAGGTCTTCAAAACCAGATTTTACTAAAGCTGAAAAGATACCCGCTATAATACCAACGTATATTGCTATACCAATATGCCTAGAACTTTTTTTCGTTAATTTAAACAAATCAATCATTATATATACTCGCTCTATAAATTGAATATTATGAGTATAGTAGAGATAAGAACATCTGTTTATAATTTTAATTATTAGTTAAACACTATATATTTAGACTTATAGGATAACAATAAATGTCATTTTAAATATAAACGAATAGTCAATAAATTATTTAAAAAAGAAAAACCTCTCTAAAACGAGCTTCATAAGCTAGGTGACCATGTAGTTACTCTTATCACAATATCAATTATCTTACGATCGTAAAGTCTTAAAACGATTTTTTTCTACATATCGATCCATTTCCAATGGAATATCAAGCATCATCAACATTCCTTCAATGATACCTTCCCCTTTTTGTAATTTTTTTCCAATGTAAGTATCAGAGCAATGATGTTTTTCTGCTAACTGAATGAAGGTCATTCCAAATAAATAATAATCGAGCAATAGATCATGCATATCACTGTTTTTTTTATTTAATTGAGCCATACAACTGGAAATTATCATTGCATCATCTTCACAGCACTGAGGACGGGATTTAACTTTATTAGGTATTAATCCTTTAAAACCTGCTGCGATAGAATACCATTGAACTAATTCAGTATTATCAGCACACCACGCTCCCCAACGTGATAAAACTTCCTGTATATCTCTCATGCTAATACTCCCCATGCAGTATACACGTTAAACCAACGCCCCTATTCCTAATGAACGGTTTAAAAAATGAAGTAACAATTCTAGTTGATTACCATAAGTGGCTTCCCATTGTTTGGGGTCACGATGTAACTCGTCATGGTGAGTTCGGCATAATGGAATGGTGAATAAGTCATGAGCTTTCGTTCCCATACCTCCCATACCATGGCCGATAATGTGATGTGGATCGTCAGCTTGTTGTCCGCAAACACAACAAGGCTGTGTTTTCACCCATTGAAGCCATTGGGAATTCTCCCAACGTTGCATTTTAGGTTTCAAAAGGAATGACGCTGGTGGCTCAGGATCGATAGCAACTTTTATGACTGGTCTTATCATGTCTAATCGTTCATTCATTGTTGATAGTGCTGTTACATTGCTTGGAATAATATCTGCTTCAGGAAAACCACCATGTACCCTGCGCTCTTTAGGTTTTTCAGACCAATCCAAAATTTGACGTAATATCGCATCAGGTAATTCATCAACCAGTTTATGCATCACAGCAAATGAGAAAAAATCGGGTACTGTCAGCTGGTGGCCATTATCCAATCTTAAACGACTGCGAATAGTGTCTACCATCCAAGCAATACGATTTTTATGAGCCAATTCAGCAACCCACTCAGCTGATGAATGACGAATATGATTATCATGGTACCAACAAGTCCGTATCACACCGTCTTTATGCCATGTAGTTGTTAATTCATGGTGATGATAACTGTCATGCTTATCGTTAATCTGACAACAATGGATATTTCTGCCTATCCACATATTCATCGATGACAATCCCCCCATAACTTGGATAACTTTTTTATTATTCAAAAAATCAACAATGCCCTTGTTATCCAATAATGGCTGTTCATTTCCTGTTAATGCCCCAGAAGGCCATTTATCTAAACTTTTTGGTACATCGCTAATAATCACGCGAGAATGTGGTTTAAATTGCTTAAGCAACTCCGCTCCAGGCTTCAATAAAACAACGCCAAGATCAGACTGAATATAGGGCGTTAAGAGTAGTTTCATTAAATCTCATCCCCAACTTTATATTCAGCCCATAACCCTGCAATCCACTTCACACCTTTAGTAGTAAACCTTGATTGTGCAAAAGCGTGGTTATTTTTTTGGTTCGTTCCCGTTTTTATCTCAAAGCGACCAAGATCGACATGAGTTTGATAAGGCGTAAACGTATTATTCAAGCGATACATAATTTTCTTATCAATTAAAAAACAGCGAAAATCGGTTTCTTTCGCCTGCAGTAATTTACACACTTGTCGAAACGTCATAGAACCATGGGATAAAACATAATTATCAACAAACTGAGCCTTAGGTGTCGCAATCGCCAGTTCACTTTCCAATTTTTGTTTTTCTTCCGCTAAGTCTGCTGCTAATCGCAATGCTTCTGGTAATGTTTGAGGAATAACTGGCTGCATTTTTGATTCTAATTCCTGCCAGCGATCAACTATTTTTGCTGTGAACTGAGGTGACAATCGAGCTACCAACACCAGAGAGTCTCTTTTATTAAAACGATATTCAGTATATTGATTGCCGTTATGTTCAAAAGGGAACTCAGCCAATGGCTGGGTTAAAATTTGAGCAACAAAAAGCCTATCGGCAGAACGCTTAACATCGGAGTGATTACTTCCCGTTAAACTGGCAATCTCTCGACTCGACATAGTTAATTCACGATTCATTATGGGTAATACTGAAACTTCCATTATTTTTTTCATCATGCTATTTCTCTCCACGTTTTACTCGTGACCGTACATCACGTGATTAAATGGGCAGATTGTTCTCTCCTTCACAATATCCATTAACATCAACTCAGGCATAAGTACCCCATAACCCAATCAGTAATGTCACTACAAACCAAAAACCAACGAACAAAATGTATTTAGTTAGCATTACTGAGCCTCCTGTAACATTTCTATCGCTTGCTTCCAAATGCTGTTCCATGCTTGGCGACCTGAAAACTCACTCATACGACGAATGCCTGTTTTACCTGCTAGCTCAAGTGCAATTTCTTCAATGCGGTTTTTAGGTTTAGAGCGAGAGCCAATCAAGCGGGAAAAGGCACTATCACGTTCAACGGTGTCAACTTGAACTTTTGGTTCATTCCTTGGCTCTTGGCTACGGACAGTGAGTTCATCAAAGTGTTTACGTAATTTTCGAGGACTTAAAATATTTTTGTGCCAGAATGAATCTTTGTTAGCCCAATCGAACAAGGCACAAATTTGCTCATGGGTACGCCCATCGATTTGACGCATCAGGCGGATATCGTTCGCCCAGTCATACCAAGTAGGCTCTAATGCTGAGGGATTCAGTTTTTTAACACGACCAAACATCCATTTCGCCGTTTTTAAATCATCTTCATCCCCCCATTTCTGCCCATTAGCGCTGTAAATTACTGCTTCAGGATAACGAGTTAAAAAATCATTTTTCGACTGGTCGCTGGATTCGTCAGAATTCTGCGACGAATGATCTGTTTCTGTTGTACTCTCTGAAGTAATCTCTGTTGTATTCTCTGTAAGAACAGGCCATTTTGACCCATTCAGAACAGCACATTTTGCACTGTTTGATGGTTTCAACTTGCGCTTATCGATAAGGTCATTTTGAACTGTTCGATCAGATGAATTATCACCATTCGATTGGGTCATATTGACCTCTTCGGTCAGCAAGTGATGAGCGTAGTTAATCGCATAATAATTAGTGCGGTCATGGTTCGATTTATTGATTTGCTCGATGCGTAAAACACCCTGCTTTTTCAAATTAGCAAAAGCGCGTTTAATCGTTGATTCAGAGAAAAAAGGAAATTGCTCCTTCCACTCTTCAACGGTGTTATAAATCCAACGTGAGCCGTCATATTCAACACCTGAAGTAGTTTCAGTTAGCCAATATTGAATTTGCTGTAACAGCATCGCCTCATTTAAACCAAGACGTACCGCTAATTCAGGAATAACGACTAAAGGGCGACTTTTTAGTAATAATAAACTCATCTTGCCACCTCATTACTTAATACGTGTGTACTTCTCTTTAAATCGCTGTACAGGTTCACATTGCGGATCATCACAGCCATCCAGCATAAAAATGACGCGCTGTTTTTCTCTGTCATAACGAACAACATGAACAACAATACCTCGGTGATTTTTGTAGTAGCGATCAAGTTGGTTTGGGTTCTCATTGCTCATTGCCCCACTCTCCACTTGAAAAATAAAAATCAGCCCATGCCTTTTTAAGGGACTGTCTATCTACCAGACCTATTTTTTGTTGGTAGTTGTTTAGTTGTTCGTCAGAGGCTATGATTTCCACATAGCGAAATGACTGACGACCTGAGACAGGTAAACAACGAAATTGCTTTTTAGGTACTAAATGCGCTAATCTACTCATGCTAATTTCTCTTCACACAATTGAAATTTGCAAACCGAAGCCGGAGGCCGTACACCTTTGGCTTCACCCTTTCTGGATATAGCCATCTTTAATTTCTCTTTTGATATAACGAAACAAACGCATTCATAAATGTGCGGATCTGCGAAATTAATCCATCCAACATCATTTTTATTTTCTGCTCTTCTTCGTTATCAATAACACCATCAGCCAAACTATTTTTCATCAGTAACGCTAAATGCCCTTGCATTTCATCAACATTGCTGCGTAATGTGAATAACTCGGTTGTGTCTAGTTCAGCTGGATTGACTCTATCCACTAACAAGCGATTGGATTCACGAGCAACAAACTCAGCAAACAAAACGGTTTTAGAAATATCTTGCATCGCTAACAACTCATTTAAATCAAATGAACGACAACCGTTTTTCTCATAAAGCTTGTTGTTGAATGATGTTAAAGACAGACCGAGCGCACCAGCCATTGCTTCACGTCCACCAGCTGTCGCCTCACACATCGCTTTCACTACCTGTTTTATTGATTGACAACTCATTTCCTACCACCATTGATAGATTCTTGTAGTTAACTGCTTTAAACGGTTTTGCTATTGTTTATTTCAATAAAGTAAGTATAAAAATCATTGTTGAGTTCCCCGTAAATAAGACCAATCAACATCAGGCCTTAGTTCTTCACATCGAACCACTCCTGAAGTTGCTTTTTCTATTTCAGGGCAACGTCGTGCTGGAATTTTTCGAGTTCCATTGATCCATTGATTTACTGTAGGCGGTGAAATACCCAAGCGTTTAGCCATTTCAGACTGCCCACCGACATAATTACATGCTTTTTTTATTGCTGTTGTGGCACTTATTTGATCCATTATTCAATTACCTCCGGCCTATATTGAAATATAATATTAGGCTAAGCCTAACATCAAATCAATAGGAATTGCCTACACAATATAAAGATAAGATAATTAGGCTATGCTTAATGGTAAAGATTTAGGCCGTGCGATAGAGCAGGCAATTAATAAAAAACTATCATCAGGATCAGTTAAATCAAAGACTGAGATTGCTCGACATTTCAATGTAAAGCTACCATCTATTTATGATTGGATAAAAAAAGGCTCCATTTCAAAAGATAAGCTACCTGAATTATGGAGTTATTTTTCTGATGTTGTTGGACCTGAACATTGGGGCTTAAAGGAGTTTCACCTCCCAGTAAATAAAGCTGAATCAAGATGTACACATGATGAACATCAACTTAATAGCCTTATTCATGCTTATATGTCAGCTTCGGCAGAAAGAAAAGAAATAATAAAATATCTTTTGCTGCAAAATAATACAAAAGAACCTTCTTGGGTTAATAGTGATACTAGGGCATACATTATAACTTTAGAACGACAAGCCTCTGAATGGTTAAATAACAATAAAAGCAATAAAAAATCCTCAAAGCGTCCAGCTTAAACTCATTTGGTCTGATGGAAACTTGTTAAGCTAGGCCTTTCCTAATTATCTACTCAATTGATTTTGATATAAAAAATAATCATCGTCTAATTTTACTCAATTTATTAGGCATAGCCTATTGACTAAAGATTAGGCTTCACCTAATATCATTTATAACAATAAGCTAAATTTTTATATGTGAAGGAAAAGTAAATGATAACTGAACCCGTAATCATACTTCCAGTAAGTTTCACTGATGAAGATATTGCAAACTAGATGCTGAAATAGACGAGTACAGAATCAAAAGTGCTATTCAAACACAAAATAAATAATTTTTTATGTGTGAAGAGAATCAATTGTGTGGAGGGAAATTAGCGTGAGTAATATTACTAATGAAAAACAAAACATCAAAATCTATGCCTTAGTCTTTCATAAGAACGCGCTAACTCTTTCAACCGACAATATTCATGAAGACTTTTGGTTAGAGCTACACGAAACCATCGGTTGGATTAAATTTGTAAAACATAGTGAAGAATCTGAGTTTATTAAGAACGGAGCACTGTTTGTAGCCACTGAACTGCGTCCGGTATCTGATTCAGTCCCTTACCCAATAGTTGAAGCACAATGTGTTTTGTGGCGTCAGCGGGAAGCTCTTTTAAGTGCTGCAGATACCCTCTCCTTTCTTCTGGGTCAGAAACGAGGAACAATGACTGATTGAGTCTTTAACCATTAACGGGGGTGTAGTGATAATGTTCTGCTCAGTCAGCCATTTTTATCAAATCTAACAATAAGTAAGGGTACTGGCATTCTTTGTGAAATGTCATATCAGGATTATATCAACTCGCTAGTACCCTTTCTTATTGTGTGAAGTGATAACGTGAGGTTATAGAAATGAGCCAAGAAGATCGTAAGACAAATGTTCCCGACTTTCTTTCCGAATTGGACGCTGGCGTTTTTGAAAATAAAGTCTCTGCTGTTTTAAATGATGTGGCTTTAGGCGTTTTAAATAATGGTGGAAAAGGCAAGGTCACTATTGAATTAGATATTGCTCGCCTTAGTAATTCAATGGAAGAAAAACGAGTTGAAATAACTCATAAACTTAAATTCTCTGCACCAACACCACGCGGAAAACGGGCTGAAGAAGACACCACCAAAACGCCAATGTACGTGGGTAAAGGTGGTAAGTTGACCATTATGCAAGAAGACCAAGGTCAATTATTTTCTTTACAAGGCCAGCTCGATGGTAAATTAAAAGCCATTAATTAGTTTTCTTATTTTTAATTAAACCTATCCATTTAATTTAATACTTTTAAATAAGTAGGAGTCTACTCATGTCTCAATTAGACGGTAATGCTATTTCACAAATTCAAAATATGGCGGTGGCTTCATTAAGTCTCGATGCAATAGAGAAGTCATTATGCCCAGCGATTGTTCTTCCGAATGACTTTAAAGTAAGTAGTTTAGAAAATTTACAAGAAGGTCGTTTCCGCTTTCGCGGGGAAATGAAAACAACCAGTATCAGCGACTTTGTTAAATACTCAATCAAGAATGCAATTGATGAAGGTGTTAGCTGCTTTATTGATGCCGATGAAATGAGTGCAGAAACTATTTTTAATCTCGGCACAATTGGCGAACCGGGTCATGCAGATAACACAGCTGTTGTTAAATTAAAACAAACTGCCCCATTCACAGCATTATTAAAAATGGATGGTGTTAAATATCGTCAAAAAGAATTAGCCGAGTGGTTAGAAGATTGGCGTGATTATTTAATGGCGTTCGATGCTGACGGTAATGTTTTAGATATAAAACAAGCTATTTCTGCTGTTCGCCGTATCACTATTGAGTCAACACGTTCTGCTGAACATGAAGATGCTGATTTTAGTGCAAAGCGCTCAGTATTAGAAAATGTTGAAGCAAGAAGCAAAGATGTAATGCCTACTGCATTCCAGTTTACCTGCACTCCGTATGATGAATTAAAAGAACGTAGCATTAAATTACGTTATAGCGTGCTCACAGGAGGTGATGTTCCTGTTTTAGTGCTCCGCATTGTTCAACTTGAAAATCTTAAAGAGCAAATCGCTCAAGAGTTCCGTAATCTGCTTTGTGATGAATTCGATGAAAGTGAAATCGAAACATTTATCGGCAAATTTTCAGCGTAATTAATCGCACAAATGCCACTAACTTGGTGGCATTTGTAAAATTGTGTGGAGAGAAAATATGTTCTTTGAATGTATACCGATTTCGGTATATTGCAAACTTTTTGACGAAACAACTGATGCAATAAATAAGCGGTTACAAAGACAATTCTGGCATGAAGGAGTTCAAGTTTTAAAAGTGGAAGGCTCCAAGGAGCGCTGGATTGATATAATTGAGGTAAATAAATGGGCAAGAAAAAACAAACAAAATACCCATTACCAAGAGGTGTGACTATTCGCCAAAATAAAATTAAAGAAACACTTATTATTACATTCACTTATAAAGGGGTTCTTTGTAGAGAACCTCTCTCTAGGCTAGAGGTAAACAGCAAAAATATTAAATATGCAGAAAGGCTACTTGCAGAAATTCAGAATAATATTGAAAAAAATACTTTTAACTATTCGAAGTATTTTCCTAACTCTAACAAATTAAATATCTTTGGTTTTAATACCTGTGAAAAAAAGATCATTGATTATTTAGAAGAATATCTAGTTATTTGTGAAAATAGAAAGTTATCGCCTTCCACTATTCTCGGTTATAAAAAATGTAAAAATGCTTTATCTGATTTACATAAATTACATGTTTCAGCACTTACACCGGCAATCTTAAAAAATTGGATACAAAAGCAAACTACTGCATTAAAAACTATCCGTAATCAGCTCTCTTTTTTACGAAGCTCACTAGATGAAGCCATTACTGATGGGATTATATCAATTAACCCTGTCAGCCTTGTATCCGCGTCAAGATATCAATCAAATAATAAAGATGCTGAAAACAATTATATTGTCGATCCTTTGACTCCCAAGGAAGTCAGTGCCCTACTCACAGCTGCATGGTATGAGCAATGGAAAAATTTATTCCAATTTGCCATTAATACTGGATTAAGAAGCTCTGAACTATGTGCATTAAGATGGAGTGATATAAATTTTTTAGAGAATATTGTACACGTACAGTCCGCCAGCGTCGTCGGTATTATTAAGAAAACCAAAACTAAAGCCGGCACCAGAAAGGTTGAGTTGAACAATGAAGCCATAAATGCCCTTAATAACCAAAAGCAATTCACGTTCATGAAGGATGGCGTAATTTTCGAAGACCCAAAAACAAATAAAGCCTGGGCAGGTGCTGACGCAATCAGGAAGAAAGCATGGGTACCAACGCTGAAGAAGGCAGGTATTCGATATCGTAATCCTTATCAAACTAGGCATACATTCGCCACACGTCATATAAGCCAAGGAGCCAACTTGTTTTGGCTAGCAGGACAAATGGGGCATAAAGGACCCGAGATGTTGTTTAGGCACTATGGGGGATATCTTAAGGAGTATGATGGGAATGTTATAATTAATGCTAAAGAGCATGCCTAAACTAACCTCCCAATTGTAAAATAATATTAATATATTACAATAATCATAAGAAATAGTGATGTACTTGATTTTATAATTGTAAAAATAATTATTTTATTATTAACACAATATACTTAATTGCAAGGATAGTTTTATGGCTAATTTATATAAGTACATGAGTATGGACGTTGCTGATGTATTATTAGTAGATGATAATAATTTTAGCATTAAATTTTCTCATCTTCACGAGTACAATGACCCTTATGAGTTTTTTTTAACTATTAGCTATCAAAGGTCTGCACAAGAATTAGCTTTTTATAATGAAATGATTAGTATGATCCAAAAGCAACCAGTAAGCTGTTTTTCAAAAAGCCCTATAAATATTCCTATGTGGGCTCATTACGCAAATAATTCCGCAGGTTTTGTCATCGAAATCGATGAAGAAAAACTCATGTCTCATATATCAAGTATAGGTTTTGAAAACGTCAGCAGTATTAATGATGTGCAATATTACGACACTCCAAGTGAAGAAATAGAGCAATATGTACAACGTGCATATCATATATGTAAACCTCGTTACATTGCTTACTTGCAGAGATTAATTCGTATTTCTGCGTACCTTAGAAAAAAAACATGTTGGAATTATGAGCTAGAACGACGGTTAATATTGAGCGATGATGCGCTTATAAAACCAAACGATAAGTTAATGATTTTAGCAGTCCCCTTAAACTGTATAAAATCAATAATAATTGGGCCAAAAGCTGATTCTGAATTAAAAAATAAACTTACTAAAGTAAGCAAACTAGCTCAATGCAAGATATATCAAATGATTATTGGTAAAAGTACATCCACGCCTTATTTTATTGATGATAAAAATAAAACTTTAATATTCAATGGACTTGCTATTAAAAAACAGAAAAGCTCATGCAAAAAATGCTTTGAGCCTGTAAGTCCAGAGCAAAAAATTTGTTCATGGTGCAGTATCACACAAAAGGAAAGAAATGATGCTGCATATCGTAATTCATTTAGAATGCTCGATAGAGCAGGAATATTAGAAAGCTACTTAAAAAATCATGGTGGAATAATCAGAAAGACACCTTAATATAAGTATCACTCTCAATGGTATTGTAATACTCAAATACTTTAATAAGCCACCCCATTGACCTCCATGTGCACGCCTAGTGCACATGATTGAGGTTACGTAAAAATATCTTTTCATAATCAATGCATTAAAAAATTACGGACTCGGGTTCAACTCCCGCCAGCTCCACCAAACAAAACAAGGGGTTACGTGAAAACGTAGCCCCTTAATTTTTGGAATGTCCACATTACGTCCACACAGATAAAAATTAGCTATTTAGTCAATACAGTCCATCTTGTCGTTTTAATCCATACTGTTTAATTTTTCTTATAATATATTAAGAAGGTAATGCTCAGTGAATATAAATGAAAACCCACCTAAATATTGCGATATAGCAATTCAGCTCCCTGATGACTTGAAGAATGATTTCTTGATAGAATGTAAACAAGCTGGCTTGGATGCTGGTGAAGTAAAGTATTTTTCTGTTGGTGTACCTAGTGTTTTACGAGTGTTATATGAAACACTTACAAAAACCAAAGTTATGGTGCCTAAGCTATTAGGGATATTAAAAATGTTTAACCAACAACGTAATATCAGAGTTGAAGTGTACACCGATAAAAAAATTATCGATTTAAAAGGTTATTCAGAAGACGAAGCACAACGCTTACTTGAGAAATGCGATGGTATTCGTCTTTCTCATCGTGAAGAAAAAAATAAATTGATTCTTATAAAAAAATAAAAACCACTTTCAAATAAGTGATTTTTATTTTATGTAGTTATATTGTTCTAAATTAACTGTCTTAATATATGTTAAAATACCTTTTTTTACATAAGGTGATTTGGTTTTAATATATTCAATTAAAAACTCCAACATTCTTTTTTGCGTTATTCTTAATGAATGATGTTCTATCTCTATATTAAATACTGTAATTTTAGTTGATGGTGGTGTTCTTTTATCACTAATAATATATTTTGATTTCTCAACACATTGAATCAATTTACAATATATAACATCAAGAGTATCCTTATCATCAGCGGAAATAACTATATCATCCATATACACACTTATTTTTACATTTTTTTTATTAAATAATTCTAATAATACATTTCCTAAATAACTTTTATGTAAGCAAAGAGTTGCTAATATAGGTGATTGTAAAAAACCAAAAGGCAAAATATGAGCTAATCTTGAGTCTGTTGGGTTTTTTATTGTAGACATTCTCGCTATATTACGAGCTTGCTCATATGAGTAAAATTCTTTTAACGCTCTAGAAATACGACTTCGACTAGTTGAATTAAAAAAACCTTTAAGATCAATATAAGCAAAATAATAGCTATCTAAATGAACTTTTAAAGCTTCAATATGTCCACCTTTTCGAAAATGATAAAAATATACAGGAGGAGTCCATTTAGTAGATAAACTATTTAATATTTTTATACCTTCACTTCTTGTTAACTCAGAAGGTACATAAACCCATTTATCTTTCTTAAGCTCAAATTTATGAATCCAACGTTCTTGATAATTCTTCATCGTTTTTTTTATAGTAGAAGACCATGCTAATGAGGTCGTAATGTTTGATGACAAAATCGATTAAATTATCAGCTAATGAAATGCTAGCATCAACTAATTTAATGATACCAATCATCAAAAAAATTCGCTCATTAGCTAAGCCATAATTTATTTTCAT